GTAGAACCTGCCCTAAAAAAAAGGCTTCCCTTCGCACTATTGCACGTTTTGCACGCTGAAGTTAGGTTATCCATATCCCACATATCCCCACCGGTCTTTCTGCTTGTGATGTGGTCAACTGTTGCATCACCACCCTTCAAGTCTTTGTTGCAGTAAGTGCACATCCACCCATCTCTAGCCAACACGCGTAGGCGTATGACTTTCCACTTCTTACTGCCTAATGCTTGATTACTCAATGCCATCCTTTAATCTTAAAGTGTTGCCATGCCTTACAAGCATTAACATACCCATATTTATCATACTTATATTTATGGGCTATGTATTTAAGACCGTAATCAACCTGCTCATACATGTCCTTCTTTAACATCAATGGGTTCTTTAGTTGTGGTATCCCATATACAAGGGCAGTACCATTAAGGTTACCAACAGCCCGATAATCCCACGCTGACTCCGCACCGTACAGCCTCGACAGGCACACCCATTGGTCTTTGCTTTGTATCTTTTGAGCAGCATATTCTTTAACTGAAACATGCTTAAATGATAGTGCATAAACGGAATCAATCTTTTTGGAACTAATACTTAATACCATTAAGCAAAGGCATAGCCCAAATGCTACAAGCGCAGAACTCGCGAGCAATCCGCTACGGCGGCTCGCGTTCGCGCTTAAAGGCGCGTCGCTTGCTTGAAGCATACTCATCGTGTCAAATCCCTTAAGCATGGATTATTCTCCAATCTCATTATGTGAGATGTGATTTACCTCACATATATTACTAACCATAACCTTCAGACCATTCATGCCCGCAATCGTTGCATAAATGAAAGTAATCATTGTTATATTGGGAAGTGTCGGTGTTATATCTTAAACACTCAGGGCATTGATCTTTGCACATGTTGAGCAAGTATTACCTTCCGCAAGCCATCCACCGCATTTACAACGATCAACCGGCTCAGTCATGTAGCACCTTCATAAAGTCGCTCATTGGAAGTAACACAATGTAATCCTCAACCTTCTCGCCCTGCCCATTGCAGCGCAATACTACGAAGGCAAGTTTATCGGATTTACGCTCTTTAATCTGTTTAATCCACCCTAAAGGGCTGAATTTTGTTACTGCTTTAACTTCAATGTCAAAAGGAGTGCCTAGGATGTCACTCCCTTGACGACCTGCCCCTGTTGACTCAGCATACGGATACCAAGGCTTCAGGTACTCGGCTACGACTCTCTGCGTACGATAGCCTCGATGTTTTCGATGTTGACTCATTTTTTATCTGTTGAGTAAAAGCCATCACCTTTGAAATGAATAGGAACGGTTGACCACACGCGCCTGAGTAATCCCCGACAGATGTTGCACCGAGGCACTTGTTGGTCAACCGCTAATGTGAGTTCTGTTTGCGTCAAGCAAAATTCACAAAGGAAATCATATCTAGGCATGGTGTCCATAATCAATATGATTAACACATTCACAACTCACACATTTACGAACGCCATCAATAGTTATCATGCGTGGGTCATTGCACATCTCACAACATTCAGACAATGGAACTATGTCTAAGGCAATACCCTTTTCGGTAAATGTAGCCCTAACTCCAGTTGCATCAATCATTTCCATATCACCCATTATTCGTCTCCAAAGTACCATCTGCCATTAGGCGACATCTTTGCCCATACGGCATCTTCTTTGACATTACCTTTGCAAACATATCCATAATAAGGTTTTCCGCCCTTGGATATGCCTTGTTTGAGGATGTGACCATGATCACACTCAGGCGGTGGATTAGGTATTTGCGTACCAATAGCATCTACAACTTCTCCAACAGTCCAAGCAACCGGTTCGGGTTCTTTCTTGTCATTATCAAATGACTCCCTAAGTGCGCTTTCCACTACTGCCGATCTTGAGTTCGGTCTTCCATAGATTGTTTTTGGAGTTTCTGCTGCAATGACTTTAGCCATCTCACTTTGGCTTGGTCTTTTACCTTTGGCTGCATAACCAGCGTTAGCAAGGCTTCTTCCCAAACTGCTCGTTTCGCATACTTCAAGTGCGCTAGTTGACATAATACCTCTATCCGAAACCATCTCATAAGCAAGACCAGTTGCAAAAGGAACTGCATCAAGATATGTACGATAAATTGAAGAACGGACAATAAAACGAGTATCGGAAGCCTCAACCAATTGAGTATCAATCCTAAAATCAGGAAAATCGCTAATAAATCGAGCAAGGCGCACCTCTACTGTCTCGTAATCGTTAATGTTAAATGCCATCATCTACTCCAAAATCTTCTTCGTAAGAATTCAAGATTTCGCTGTAAATTGTGGCGTAGCCAATGATGTCCTTAATGCTGTCTTGATGATCAAAACTTTCGCTAAGTCGTGAGACTTTGACCAAGAGCATGCACATTGAGACTTGCATCGGCGATATGTAATCTCCAAGGTAACCAGTCCACAACTCTGAGATTCGTTCGTGATTTGTTCGACTGCTTCCATAAACTTTGCCTCTAGCATTTAGCGTCTCCTGAATTTCCTCTAGTAGTTTAGTTCTGCTTGTCATAGTCAAATACCTCATCACTTTTAGCCATTGTGTTGGTCATTCTACGGTGAGACTCCCAACCTGCTTTTCTGCCTTTCCAATAACCTGAGTTAAAGGATTCTTCTCTTAATAAGGCAACTGTATATGCTAGAACAGACATACCAAGTATGCACCACGCCCAAATTAAACCGTCTGTTTTCATGATCTAACCCCTGCCCCATACCATGAACCTGAGAAATCAGTTGTAAAACAGTATTGATTCACAGCCTCATCATAAGAAATGCTGTAACTGTCACCTTGTTGTGATAAATATTCACAAGCAAGTAATGCTGAAGCGTAGTTTTCTGTCCAATAAATGAACTTGTGATTCCAATTTATTGTATCCTCAAATCGGTCTGCTTGATCTTTCCAGTCAGCAATTGAATTCCACTCCATTTGAGTTTCTGTTAAACGATCAAAGTCGTTGGCTGTTAATTTCATCGTTGCAACTCCTTAATATCCCAATCACTACCTTCTAAGTTGGTGATGGCATAATCCATTGCTTTTTTATATGAGTCAAAAGTTTGAACTTCAAAGAAAGTTCCAAACTTAAACAATCTGACTGCATAGATTCCTACATTGTAACTACGCATTTCGTACCTTTCATTAGCCAAGTCCGTTACTTGGATAAGAGAAGGATGACACATGTCAAATAAGCCGACAAGAAAACTGCCGGCGTGTTGTATAACGATTTGGTAACGAAGCCTAAATGATACCTAGAGAGTCAAACTCATCAATTTGTTGGTCAATATCCCTAGGCTCGTAATCCTCTTGCCTACCCATAGGTCTTGCCTTCAACTATAAAACTGCCATCTTTCTCAATAGGCACAAATACAGGTGATACCTTCTTATTGTTAACATACAGAATACCAAATCCCTGCTGCCAATTGCCGCTTCCGCCCTTTAGGTATTTTGCTGAAGAGAACGACATCAAATTTCCCACTTCAAGACCATATAAGGTATGCCCTATTTTGCCCCCTGAAGAGGTCGTCATTGCTGCCAAACCCGCACGATGAGTATGACCACACACTACGGACTTACCATGCCTCATAGCCAATCCTAGGGCTGTTTGACCACCCTTTTGAGTAACCTGACCCTCGTCTCCATGAAGGATAATCCAGTTAGGTGCAATAGGCATTGGTTCACGCCAAAACTTGATGCCTAATTCAGGCAGTCCGAGCCAATTTTCAAAGCGTAACTCAGGAAGTGACGCAAAGGCTGGAAGCCTAGTCTTAATTGAATTCCATAATCGGTCAGTATGATTTGATCTGACCATATCCGTTACTTGTAAATCGTAAAGGATTTGCTTAGTAATTTGCCTATCGCGGTCAAGTGTTCCTGCGAATTCCCCTGCCAAGCCTCGTTCCCATTTGGAGAGTTGAGGTAAGTCAATCTCATCTCCGACAGTTGCGACTTGGTGCGGTTTCCATTTGTTAATAAACCGTATAAGGTTTCTAGTTGCGATTGGGTCATGATATGGTATTTGGAGATCAGAAATTAAGACAATTTTCTTAATCGTCATCTTCTTCCTCTGTAGGGTCAATGCGTGGAATCAAAGAGTCAGGTTTATCATTACTAATCCAGTCCGGTAATGAATGAGGTTCTTGCATAAAAAACCAAGCAACCTCATTACTAAATCCCGCTTTTTTTGCCGCCTTGTAAATCTCATGTTTAGTAATCATAAACACATCAAGTTTAGATAATGGTTCGGGTGATCTCCGAACAACTCTACGATTGATCTTCTTGCGCTTACGAGTATTAGCCATGTATTTATTTTACTTCCTACTAATGACAATAAAGAGTTCATCCAGTCTTTGCTCAAGGCGTGTCACTTGATCTTTTAGACTTTCTCCGCCATTTGGTCTAAGTTCATTTAGCCAACCTTTTACTAACCAGCGTAAGCCAGCCAGCACTCCAATTAATGTTGTGGTAATTCCAGCAGCAAAGCCAGCCCACTCAAGGGCTGTCACTACTCTTTGCTACCTATACCAAATGCAGTTTCATCGGGGTTAATTGCACGCAAAATTGGTGCTGCCCATGCGATTAAAAATGCTTTCCAAATGTCATTAAATGAACCTTCGGGATTAACTGTATAAACTGTTGCGAGACAAACAAATGCGCTTCTTGCGTATGAGTTGATAATCGCTAGTGTTTTCTTATTCATTGCTACCCCCTAGTAGTGGTATGTTGAAGAAATCTGAATTATTGTCTTGATCTGTTCTAAAACTAATATGAATGTGGTGATTGTGAGGGGAAAACCCCTTATACCTTCTCCATTTGTAATTAAGTATTGGAGAGGCAATCATGCCTAAATGGATTACATAAGATATACGCTTGTGATTTTTGGCGTATAGTCTAAGTTGATCTGCCAAATATGCTGAATCCCCTTTGTTGTCAGAAAGGCTAGCGTCAATGTCAATTGCTCGAACGACCCCTGAAATGCTGTCTGCAATGTGGTTGGACTTACCTGCCTGTTGATGACGCAGATCAGCAATCCACCCATCTGATTTGCGAGAACGCGCTGGGTATGAATCATCTATTTGTTCGCGTAATTGAACCGCAGCCTTACTAAGCCAAGGTTTCAATTGTATGTTCCTTATTTGTGCAATCCCATTGGCACTTGTCATTGACAACAGCCTCATCATGGCACTTAGGCGGTATAAAACCATCTCTCACCTCGTCATAGGTATATCCAATACCTGCATAGTTAAATCTGTAATTGCCGTTATAACTGGTGCGCTTAACTGTGTAAGGCGTACCTTGTGCGTAATAAGTTTCAGTATCTAAACCATTGATCAACTCAGATTCATCTTTACCTACTGTAACTATTACAACTTTATTATCATTATCTAAATATGCGTAGTGTGCCATTATGCCCAACTTACTGTATCTGATAAACCTGCTGCGGTAACTTGTGATATTTTATAT